ATCGAATTCATTGCAAGGCTCCATCATATTCTGGGCATTATCTTGGAACGGTTTCCAACTGCCCAATCCCTTGGGCTTTCCATGTATCCTCGGCAATTCCATAACTTCCTCCACAGACTTACTTATAATACTCTGCTTCACATCTGATCGCAGAGTACGCGTCCCTTTTTCATGTGGACCGTAAATCTCTATCGCCGTATTCCGAGCCGCGTCCATGAACTTAAAACAATGTTTATCACTAATGTCTTCATCATATTCGCCTTCTTTGAATAAGGCATCCTGGGCAAAACTATACCCATACTGCTCCTCAGTTATTCCTCCTTCTCCGGTCATAGGTAGAAAATCTCTTGACATTTCACCTATAGCCTCTTTAATTTGAGGCTGAGTCAATGCTCCTATAACACCAACGTCTCCATCACCGGCAAGATGCATGCCCATTATCAATGCGCCCCGTGCTTGCAATACGAATACCATACCGCATAAACCATTAAATGTCGGTCTATCGGGTGTATATTTAAAACCTTGGTAATCCATATGTCCAGGAACGGTAATTTTTTTGCCGTGATTCCACATTGACCAGAGTAGTATGACATCCAGATGCATTAAGCGTGTCATTCATGATCTCAAGAGTTTGCTTCCTTGTAGGATTCAACTCATGATTAAACCAATCTGATCGCGGCCTGTATATAGACGTTGCTACTATGTCTGATCCGCAAATATGATCACACGGAAAATATTTCAAGAATCCATTCCTTGGCTGCACACATCTTAGGCGAATTATAGCATAGTCTGTCTTCGGTATAGCTATTACATCTAATTCACCCAACTTTTCCTTCACTTCTATCCCTGCTTGGTCACTAAGACAGTTTGTAACAGTGATCAAAAAAGGAGTCGGCACATTAACTGAATGCAAAGGTGCCAGCCACAAGTTCGATTCCAACGGTAAAATATTAAAACACGTACTTTGCCCGTTAGCTGAAACTTTTGCTGAAAAGACATGGCGTGACAACTTATCTCGTAAATCCTGATATGTCGTCGATGCGCTTTCCTTTGAGCGCCGAACCATAAGAGGCACACGTTTAATTTTTCGTGCGACCCATGGATTCGTCTTCTCGCCAGGCATCGGTTCTGGTACTTTTACCTGTACCTCTTGCATAGACTCTGTATGAGATGTCCACGCTTGAGATAAGGAAACTGTTGCTCTTACCATTGCGATCAATCCACCAATAGCCCCGGCACACGCAAGAACCTTCCAATTTTCTTGCACGGCGTTTTTCAAACTAGTGATAGGTGACGTATTAAACATCTGATTAAATCCTTCTCCAAATGACTGATCTATTACATCTATATCCGGTTCAGAATCATTGTCCATTAGATCAAGAATCATATCAGAATGTTTCTTCCTCCAATCATCATCATCTTCAAGTGTTTCTGGCTCACCTTGCATTGTCAAATATTCAACAGTGTCGGCGACAGATTCCATCAGGTGCAATTGCATATCTGGCAGGGTTTCCGATGTTCCTTCAGCCTTCATTGCAGAAGGTAGTTCAATCTGCGTTTCGCAATCATAACATGAATCTACCATTGCGATTTCTTTAGCTGAAAACAACCGCCTAGCAAGTGCGCTTTGCTCCATAGTCTGTTTCGTCGTCAGTTTAGTATCCTGCTTATTCTCGTGCTCTATACATAAAGGGCACTCTGAACAAACCTTATAATGTTCGCAGAAACCGAGATCGAAAAGACTCTCAACATTTTTGACCATCTTACGTTGTTTTGCATAATGTACTCTAGATTTCAGAGTAACATATTCTAGCAATTCAGATACGTCTCCAGTTGCAAAAGCCTCACTAAACTCATAATCACAATTTACCTCAGAGGATCCTCGTGAAATGAGTTTTACCTGCTGAACCTGAAAATTCCATGCATCCGGCAACATCTTGTCTTCGGGATTTATAAAACTTCCCAATTCATCCTTGTACGCCGGCTTAAGATAAGCATTAATAATCAAGTCTATCCTCCGCATAATAGCAGCTGCTAAATTTGAAAATATATGTGCTTTTAAGGTTTTAACATTAGTACTTAAAACCATCAATTTCACATTCCATGTCATGAGCCCTTTGGATTCAACATCCGCCTTCAAAACAGTCATTGGTGTATTATTTTTGACACGCAATATTCTATCCGTTGGCGGCTTAGTATACCATTCTGCTTTAGTATTCAAAATATCATCTATAAATAGAATAGTATGCTTTGCTGAATTGTATTCAGTATCATATTGATCTGACTCATTGGGTGAACAAATATTTTCAAAATTCCCTGGCCATCCGTTAGCTTGTGAAACACATTTAGTCACAATATTCATTAATGTTGATTTAGCTATCGATGATTCTCCATGTATCATAACACAAAATGGTGCTTCTTTAAAAGATGCACTTTTCTGCTGTGATAATATTGAAACGGTTATCGACCCTAGCTTCAACATTTGTCCAGAGACTATCGCTCTATTCTTAGGGTTTTTCTCCACCTTATGATATTCACGTAGTCGATCTGTCAATTTGACTACTCTATAGGCGTAATCTTCCGCGCTAGTAAATAGTCCATCTGATTTTTCTTGAATTGTGTCTAGTTGGTCCGTAGTAATAAGCTTAGCCCACATGAATATATTATTCATTTCCATATCCAACTCATGCCAAGTTTGATCGGCATAAAAGATGCTACCAAAATTACCAGTCTCCATGACTGTAATACCTTTCTCTATGAAGAATTGCACGGTAGACAAAATGAGATCGACAAAGCCTTTGGAGCCTTTGCTAAAGTCCCAAGCTTTGGCTTTAAAAATATGAAATGTCTTTTCATTTACAAAACTTTCCGTCTTCTCATCACCGCATACAAATGCAATTAATACAGTTAGCAAATTTGATATATTTTTTGCTAATTCACTTTCGGTAACTCTTTTCCAATTTTTTCCAATCCACCTAACAGCATCGAGTATAAAATACCCTGACGGCTCGAAAGCATCTGAAATGCCTTCAGCCTTCAACTTATTCTCATGCTGCATAAATCCACCTATCAGCTCAAAAAATTGCGTAACATATTTCGTCAATTTTAAGAGCACAGGTCCTTTCACAAATGTCTTGTAATATTGGAGACACATGATAACTGCAGTTTTAACAGAATTACATGATATCAATCCTACCAGAAGAAGTGAAACATCCTCTATCCGAGATATTATCCTAGCCGCCAGAGATACGCCATCTGCGTCTTCCTCCTTAAACGTCTCAATCAACTTGGAAACGCGATTAGTTTCAGTACTAACCAAATTCGCTATTTCCAATATAGAAGTATTGAGGTTCTTAACATCTGTGGCGCATTTATCTATAACGCCGGGCAAACTAGCAATATTATCGCATCCTCCACCAATGAGATCAATGACCTCGCCCAGTCCTTCTGCTATTAATATTTCGGGAACATTGAACCATTCAACGAATGATACGAATCGATCATAATTGTTCGGATCGTTCCTAACGACGTGGTACAATGTAGTATTATATGTAGCATAACTATCCAAGGTGTACATAACATCCTCATCATTACATACTACAATATGTACTGCATATTTGTCTTCAGGTCCAAATCCGATACAGCGATAATGCTTATCGAAATATATAGCTAGCACAGTAAAATCACCATGTTTGGTCGAAAAGATATGACCTTGTGATATATGTGCATGGCATCTCAGTTCGAAACACCTACGGTAATTAAAAAGTTGTTCTAATTCCGTTGATTTCCCCGTGGAAATCTGTGTCTCCAGAATCTGGATCCAGTGACTATCGGGATTGGCAGTTCCGATGTCGGTCCCTTGTGTAACGTTTTTAACAGTCATTGCCTCGAGTAAAGAAACTTGCTTCATTTTGTCATAAATTATTTTCAAGGGGTTTAATTGTTTATTTTTATTAATGTATACTCACCTGTCCTCCACTGGCACATCACCAATTTCAAAATGCTGACCTATACACGCAATATCTGGTAGCTATATGATTACAATTGTCAGGTTGCTCTGGCCTGACATATGACACCATACTACTTAGGGGGAACCCATTTAGCCACGTTACTGGCTATGACGTGCGGTTACACGCCGATCCCCAGAGATTGCTCTCAACTACTTCGAGTCTCTAAAGAGCGCTGTACGTCGCCTAGGCATATACCGTCTCATCAGGGACGAATCGTCTAGTCAAGCTTGAGAGCTCCTGGATACCATATGCTTCTAATTGATATATTCCACTTTCATTGAAATACTGCAATAGTAATTAAAGCAATATGTTGATTACTTGTTATACTAACCAGGAGATGAAACTCAATAGATAATAAGTTTGAATCAATGCTATACACAACTCAGTCCGGCTGATCCCACTGCAGGGTGCCAAACGTGCAAGTGCAACATTTCGTCCTTGTGAATTCCTACTAACTTCATCGGGTTGCTTTGGTTCTATCGGTGGTGACGAAAGAACGTAGTCTTTGCGAAGGTTATTAGATACCTACAAACATTACTAAAAGAGAAAAATAAATTCAAAACAGGATATAATACCTGCCAAAAATCTAAACAACAACCAAACGGGATATAATACCCATCTAGTTGGAGATTGTCCAATAAGTACAGAACAATAGTGGCCCACCA